GGGGGCGATTAGGCACCTAGGCCGGTATTGGCCTGGTAGGTGAGCTGGAGCATCGAGCACAACCGGGGGAATGATTCAAGATCAATATGGATCTGGGCCCCGGCACTATCCTGAAGATCCGCGCCGGTGGGCCCCAGCTCGATGAACAACCCATCCAGCTCGCCCGAGAAAACAAACTCGTTAGGCATCAACAGCCACCTCCTGGGCAGCACTCGGATCTTCCGGGGCGAACAAGCTCATCATCGCTGGGAACTGGAACCGCTGAACCCGGAAAAGGAAATCGCCTTCGTCGTAGAAGCGAACTGTTCCGCCGTCTCGGGTTGCATACAAACCATCGCCGATATTGCAGAACCGGTCCGTCATCGGCGGCACCCCAGCATGCCGGTACCAGGCGTCCTGCAAAGCGTCGATGAGTCGCATAATCGAATCCGCATCAACCTGTACGACGCCAACCCCGTCCTGGGCCAACTCCACCCCGGCGCTAGTGATCGTTACTTGGAGGTCATCAATCTTCCGGCTAGGCACGGGACTCCACCTCCTGCCGCAGCGCATGCTGCAACACCGTGATATTCCCATGCGCGACCTCAGGCTGGGTGCTATCTGCAGTGCACAACCCCAGCAGCATGAACTCCGACACATGAGGAACCCTGGTGTCCCCAGTACCGCCGCCTACGATCAAAACATCAACCAGCCCCTCATCAATCAGCGTTGTGAGGGCTTCCGCTGCCGGCCGCAGCTCGGCAAGCGAAGGTTCGCGCTTCACACGAACCACAACATCCAAATTCTTCATTGTTTTTCCTTTTCTTCCTTGCTTTACGACGACCCCAGCGCGACTAAGCCGCTACAGCTCGCCGCAAAAGCTCTGTAACAGGAACCCCTAAATAACTAGCCGTATCCGCAATCTCATCAATAGTCATTGCACGTTGACCTTTGACGCTTCGCCTAGCAGTAGTCACGGGGATTCCGATTGCTTCAGAAAGGTCAGGAATAGTTTTCTCTTGTTTCGCTAATTCAGCACGGATTTCCGCTGCAATCAGCTCCGAACTTCGTTTTAGTTGTTCTGGCATATTTCCAACGTAGTTCGGTCAGAATAATTTTGTCAAATCCCATTGAACTTTTACAGTCTGTCTGGCATAATTTGGGCCGTGAAAGATGCAAAACGTACAGTGAAAGATTTCGGCAAAGCAACCGCCCGCCATCTCAGCGCCAGGCGCGCTCACCAGCGGATTACCCAAATGCAACTTGCGGATTTAACTGGCATTTCTCAAAGTCAGCTGTCCAAGCAGCTTCGGGGATTACGGTCAATCGATATAGATGAATTCGAACGAATCTGTAACGCCCTCTCGGTACCAATGGAAGAAATACTAAAACTCGCGGCAAAAGAGATCCAAGAAGCAAACAACTCTAAAAAACGACAGGCAAAAAAACTACACGTCCTATCTCCTGATGATGGTTGGCAATATGAGGAGATGGCGGCGGCGGATGATTCACCGGATGAACCAATGTTGGGGGACGACGGCTACCATGACGGACCATAAGCGAGAATCAAACCACCTGAAATGGGTCAAAAGGCTAACCGGAAACGCGAGCGGACGCACAATCGCAAACCAATCCGGAATTCCTGTAGCAACGTTAAACCGACAGATCAATAAAGGAATCTTCACCGCCGAAGTCGTCATCGCCATCGCCCGTGGTTACGGAGAATCACCAGTTGAAGCACTAGTTGCTACTGGCTACATCACCTCCAAGGAAGTAACAGGCGTCGATGAAGTATCTGCCCCTCAACTGCTCACTAGTCAACAACTAGTCCAAGAACTAGCCCGACGAATCAACTTAGAGGACAAAATTCAGTAAACCCGCTGCATAATAGATCCATGAATCACGAACAGTGGATACGCAGCATCAAGGATGGGCTCACGCCCACCATGGCAGCACAAAGAGCTGGGCTGGCGCATACAACAGTCCTTCGACAGCTCGCAAAAGGTGGGCTCACTGCTGACAACGTCATTGCTATCGCGCACGCTTATGGTGTCAAGGCCGGGGACGCGCTAGTGGAAACTGGGCACATTACGCCACTCGACCTGGACGGTACAAGTGTGGAAGCAGCTCTAGGTCTAGCTACAAACAAACAGCTTCTCAATGAGATCAATAAACGTGTAGACCCAGAATCGGTCCGAGTTTTTCATTCTGAGTTCAGCATCTAGCTATTCATCAAATGTTCAGCCACAATCACCGTATGAATCTCGAAAAATGGCTGACAGATATCACCACTGATACAGCCTCCGAAATCGCGCAACGCACAGGCATCCCCAAACGAACATTGCAGCACCAAATAGCTACGGGGAGAATGAGTATCGAAAACTTAATCAAAATCGGCGCAGCATACGGACACCGCCCTCTGGAAACCTTGATCGAATTTGAAGTTATCGACCCCGTGTGGCGAACTATCCCGGATATAAGGGCAGCGCTAAAGCTTGCGCCCGAAGAGTGGCTGGCAGACGAGGTGCTCAATCGAATGCGCTTGGGCGCAAAAACTGACGGGTTCACGGTTCCACTTGATGAGCCGTAATCTAATTTGATATTTTTGTTTCGTTCTCCTTATGATTATCCTTAATTTTTTCATATCTCTAGGAGAATGAAATGTTAACGATTGACGACCTAGAAGACCTGGCAATATCCCTGGGGGTTACCCTGTGTACGCACGTCGGCGGCAAGAAGGGGCTCTGGAATGCGCCCCGGCGCGCGATCAGCATTCGGCGGGGGCTGCACCCGGTGGCACATTTGTGCACATTGGCGCATGAGGTGGGGCATGCAACATTAGGGCATGATTCGGCTGCTGTGGGGTGGTGGCGGGCGAAGCAAGAGTTAGCTGCTAATCGGTGGGCGGCGAGACAGTTAATCACGATTGAGGAGTATGCGGCGGCCGAGCGTGTCCATCCGTCGTTAAGCGGGGTCGCTCATGAGCTGGGGGTGACGGTTTTTATGGTTGAGGCGTGGCAGGAAATGTACCGGTCAGGTACATATGCGAGATTCCTTATGGATGCCTGATAAACCCGAAAGAGGGTATTGCAAACGTCATTCCATCAAAACTATATACAAGCACCTAGATGAATCATAAGATAAATCTTAACTGCGGTTTACATAAGATGAAGAAAAGGAATCGGAAATGCTTACCGACACGCGGCGTAAATCTATTAATGAGCGATCAATCCGTGAACTGTGGTGGTTCTGGCTTGCTATAGGCGTCATCATTATTGGTGTTTGTGCTGGGCTGCTCGCCGCTTTTTTAGCAGGCGTGCAGGATACGGCGGCTGCTGGGCCGACGAAGACTGCGGCGCCAAGCACGTCTCTCACCCCAGAAGATTTTAAGGTTCTTCTCCGCGCCCCCGTTGATATTGCCAATAACGACAATATGACTAGCGCCTGCTTAATGAAGATTGATGAAGAACTACCGAACGCGGGAAAGATTGAATTTATAACCCCACCAATATTTCAACCTCTAGGCGGGAGTGACACCGCCTTATTCCAGACAAACGGAAGCTTCCGCTACCAGGCTGATGGGGTTTGGAACCACAAGTCATGCATTTGCTATATCACCACCAAAAAAGGAGTCATTATTGACTCTTCGGTTATCACATTCCAAGGAGGAAACACGCAATGACGCATCAGGCACCAGCACCACAAGCCCCGCAGGAGCCACAGCAACCGCAGCAGGGGGAACAGCTGCCGCAACAACCCCCTTCC